ATGGCTGGAGGGCATCGCCGAGGACACGTCCGGTATCGCAGCCATCCACTTCGAGGAGGTTCGCCGGCATCTCAGCACCGATGCGGCACATGTGCATGGCGGTTTGCTGGCGACGCTGACCGCGTGGTGCGAGCAGCGGTCGATCGCCTACCAGGGTGTCCCCGTCGGCACGATCAAGCGGTTCATCACCGGCAGGGGCAACGCCGACAAGGCGGCGGTGATGTCCGCCGTCCGCGAGCGCGGCTATAGCCCGGCCGACGACAACGAGGCCGACGCCATCGCGATCTTGCTGTGGGCCGTGCAGACCCGGGGAGGTGTGCGATGAGCGCAACGATCCTCGCGCGCGCGGCCGACGTCTTGGCCGACCGCAGCAAGACGTACGGCGAGCCGCGCCAAAGCATGGCCGCCATTGCCGCCCGCTGGTCTGTCACGCTCGGTCACCCGGTCACCCCGGCCCAGGTCGTGCTGTGCATGCTGGACCTCAAGCTGGCCCGGCTGCGGCGCGATCCTGGCCACCAGGACAGCATGGTCGACGTGATCGGCTACGCAGCACTGCTGAACGAGGTGACGCGATGAGGTGGGCACCACGAGGCTTCGGCGGCGAGCGCCAGTCGCCCGAGCAGATCAAGCGACAGGGTTGGCAGGCGCAGCGCGTGCTGGTCGTCGATGCCGACGACGAACGTCTGACCTGGTCCGAGCGCGAGCTGATTCGCCAGCTCGGCGAGAAGCTCTACGGCAGCAGGCCGAAGCGACAGGAGACGCGACATGGCTGACTGGACGCCGGAGATGGTCGAGGAGCGGTTGATCGAGGCGGCTGCAGTCCTGCGGCGGCTTCCCGCGCAACGGGGGCAGGGGTACTTCAGCACGTGGCCCCAGATGTTCGTCGAGTTCTCGGACCTGGTCGGCCAGAGCCCGGAGCCAAGGCGTCTGCCGCCACCGTCCGCTGCCGCGATCAGCCGGATGGAGGCAACGCTCGGCTGGATGCCTTGGCTCGAGCCGATCGACGCGAAGATTGCGTGGCTGCGGGCCAGCGGGACGCGGTGGAAGGAGATCTGCTGGGAAGTCGGGCTCGCACGCGCCGCGGCGCACGAGCACTGGCTCTACGCGCTCTGCCTCATCGCGTGGCGGCTCAACGGCCGGGACCGGGCGAAGCACATTGGCAGGCGGCGGCTGATTGCGAGGGTGCGCATTGGAGCTGAAACGGGGCCTCCTGCGTAGCGGGCCGGACTTCTGAACTGCCGAGAACGAGAGGACATGGTCGCTCGGGCAAGCTGCGCGAAGTCGCGCGAAACAGCGGCCTGTCCCGAAGTCGCCAGACAGCGTACACGTGACATGATTGCGCTCGGGCTTTGCTCGGCGCTAGGTCGCGCGGCGAGAGCCGGCCTTTCTCGGTCTTTGAAAGGGCCCCATGTTCCGGCACATCCTAATTCCCACCGACGGCTCGTTGCTGTCGGACGCCGCCCTCGACAGCGGCCTACGCCTTGCGCGCGACTGTGGCGCCCGCGTCACCGTGGTAGCAGTGACTGAGCCGTTTGTCGTTCTGTCGGCCGAGGCGCGCAAGATCGGAGTCTCGCAAGCTGACCACGAACGCGAGGTCAAGGCGGCAGCAGCGGGACATCTCACCGAGGCGGCGCGCAAGGCGGGGACCCTAGGCGTGCCGTGCGAGACGGTCGAGGTCGAGAACGAGTATCCGTACCGTGGCATCATCGAGACCGCGACCGATCGAGGATGTGATCTCATCACTATGGCCTCGCATGCCAGGCGCGGGATCAGTGCGCTGGTGATCAGCAGCGAGGCCGTAAACGTAATGACCCACAGTGCCATTCCCTTACTGGTCTATCGCTGAGGCGTCTCCCTCTCAGCATCGCCTCTCATTACCCGAGGGGCTAAGCCCGGCACTCAATAGACACCGATCAGCTTCAGACCCGCGATCGCCAGAACAAGGCCCAGAGCTTTCAGGATCCCAGGGATTGCAAGACGGATTCCGAGGGTGGTCCCTACCAGTGCACCAGCCAGCGTCGCGCCAGCGAACAGTGGCAAGTCGGGTGGCAGATGCTGCAGGATCGTGAGGTTGCCGAGCAGGCCGGCAACGGAATTGCACAAAATGAATACGGCAGCCACGCCGGACGCTGAGCGCGGTTCCGACCATCCGAGAAAGAGCAGGAGCGGCGACAGGAAAATGCCACCGCCGGTGCCCGTCAGGCCTGACAGCATGCCAATCGCTGCTCCGGCGAGAATCCCTCCGATGATGGGAGGATCCCGCCATTGGGTGGCTGCCTTCAGCTCCGTCGGCCAGAGGAGACGGGCCGCGGAGAGCAGCCGAACAGTGCCCACGAGTGGACGATAGATGTGCCCGGGTAGCTGCAATGCCCCGCCGATAAACGCCATCGGCAGGGCTCCGATCAGGAACGGCCATAGGGTACGCCACCGGTACGCGCCGGCGTGAATGTACCGGCCCGATGTCAAGGTCGCGACGAGAATGTTCAGCGTCAGCGCGGTCGGACGCATGGTAGCAGGCGGAACGCCGAACAGCGCCATCAGCGCGATGTAGGCAGATGCTCCTGCATGGCCCACAGACGTGTAAAGGATCGCCCCTAGAAACATGCAGAGCGCCAGAAGCCATTGAGCCTCGATCAAGGGGGGCACTCGCTATATTCATTCTGCTATGACGATAGGGGAGAACGAAGCGGTGCTCAATGCTGCGTAAACTAGCCACTCGGAGCGCGGGGCCGAAAACGTCGCTTGCAGACACTTTTCGCTCAGACAGATCCTGCCAGATCAGCTAGTTTTCAAGCCAAGCTCGCGGGACGTGTGCGCAGCGGGCATCACCAACAACACGAACGACAAACCGGCGACTACGCCGTGACGCGGCCGCCGGTTCGGTGATCGCTCGGTTTACTCGGCGACGCGGTAGACGCGGCCGCGTCCATCGATCTTCTCGGACTCGATCGTGAGCCCGAGCTTCTTCTTCAGAGCGCCAGAGATGGCGCCGCGCACCGTGTGGGCCTGCCAGTCGAGGGTCTTCACGATCTCGTCGATAGTGACGCCCTCTGGCTGGTGTAGCATCTCGATCAAGCGGGCCTGCTTGCTGGCGGTCCTTAGAGCCTTGGCTTCGGCGGGCGCGGCCTTCGTTGTGGTGCGCTTGGCGGTCTTGGTTGTGGTCTGCTTGCGCTTGGTCTTGGACATGGCTGTTGCTCCTGGTGGCGAGCCGCGACCGTCGCGGCTCCTACTGACCAGAGCCCCGCCAGCCTGAGCCGGTCGGGGCTGGGGAGCGTGGTCGGCTACTACTCGGCGTACTCGCCTTCCCTGAAGGCGGCGTCGATGATGCGCTTCAGCTGTTCGGCGTAGTGGGCGAGGGTGCCGACGTGGCCCCAGTCGACCTCGTCGGGGCCCACGTTGAAGTGGTCGTCGCTCAGCGCCTTGAGGCGCGCGAGCATCGTGTCGATCTCGATCTTCTTGGCGATGTGGGCGTCGAGGGCGGTGCGACGCATGTCGGTCTCCGTTGTTGGTGACCGCATAAGCGCTTCGTTCGCGGCGCGAGCCAAGCGAACAAGCCGATCATCGAATTGCTTTCTGCGGAACATCACGATCATGGGATTACAAGCCCTTCGACCGCGCGTGCCGACGCTCAGCCTGCAGACGGCGGCATTACCGCCGAAGGTCGCGGACCCGTTCTACTCGTCTGCCGCGTGGATCGCGCTGCGTGATCGTGTGCGCCGTGAGGCACGAGGACGATGCCAGGTGCAAGGCTGCATGCAACGCGGCGCTATCGTTGACCACATCGTGGAGCTGAAGGATGGCGGCGCGCCGCTGGAGCGGAGCAACACGATGTTGATGTGCATGTCACATCATGGAGCAAAGACTGCCGTCGAGCGCGCGAAGCGAACGGCGTGGAGGCCGGGGGGCCTCTGATCCTTGGCACCTGTGGGGCCGGCTGCCGGCGTGGGGCTCACGCAGAGAATTTTTCCCGCCCGCCAATACCGCCAGGAATTCGGCCGTACAGAGCCTCGACCTGAAAGGGGACAATGACCGCCAAGAGGGCGACAAGCCGCCGTGCCGGCAAAGAATCCGGTGCGGTCACCGCGACTGAGGCCAAGTGGCCAGCCGATGCCGTCGAACGCCGGCCTGTGGCGGCACTGGTGCCGTTTGCGCGCAATGCCCGGACTCACTCGGACGAGCAGGTCGCCCAGATCGCGGCGTCGATCCGCGAATGGGGGTGGACGGTGCCGGTGCTGATCGATGAGGCGGGCACCATCATCGCTGGCCACGGCCGGGTCATGGCGGCCCAGCGGCTGGGGCTCCCCGAGGTCCCGGTGATGGTCGCGACCGGCTGGTCCGAGGCCAAGAGGCGGGCATACGTCATCGCCGACAACAAGCTGGCGCTGAATGCCGGCTGGGATGAGGAGTTGCTGCGGCTCGAACTGGGTGAGCTGAAGGGCTTGGGCGTCGACCTCGGGTTGACCGGCTTCGGCGAACTCGAGCTTGAGAAATTGCTCATCAGCGCTGATGGCGATGGCGACCCCGACGAGGCGCCCGCGCCGCCGGCCGAGCCAATCAGCCGCCCAGGCGATCTCTGGATCTGCGGTGAGCACCGGGTGCTCTGCGGTGACGCGACGGTCCGCGCCGACACTGAGAAGCTGCTCGACGGCGAACTGGCGGACATGGCGTTCACCGATCCGCCCTACAACGTGAACTACGCCAACTCGGCCAAGGACAAGCTGCGCGGCAAGAACCGTCCGATCCTGAACGATGCGCTGGGCGAAGGGTTCGGCGCCTTGCTCCAGGCCGCCAGTGCCAACATGCTGGGCGTTACCAAGGGCGGCATCTACATCTGCATGTCGTCGTCGGAACTCGACACACTGCAGAAGGCGTTTCGCGAGGCCGGCGGCAAGTGGTCGACCTTCGTGATCTGGGCCAAGAACACGTTTACGCTCGGCCGCGCCGACTACCAGCGGCAGTACGAGCCGATCCTCTACGGCTGGAAGGATGGCGCCGATCATTATTGGTGTGGCTCCCGCGATCAGGGCGACGTTTGGTTTTTCGACAAGCCGGTGAAGAACGACCTGCATCCCACCATGAAGCCGGTGGCGCTGGTTGAGCGTGCCATCAGGAACTCGTCGAAGAGCCGGGATATCGTGCTCGATCCCTTCGGCGGCTCAGGCACGACGATGATTGCGGCCGAACGGACGGGGCGGCGGGCACGGCTGATGGAGCTGGATCCGCTGTACGTCGATGTGATCGTACATCGGTGGCAGGAGACGACTGGCGGTCGCGCCTGTCACGCCCTCACGGGTGACCAATTTCCAACGACTTAGGCAGCCTTCCGCTTGCGCTCCACGGTCTTCGTGGCCCGCCGGGCCGGTGGTTGGACGGCAAGGGAGAAGCCAAGCGACCGGATGACGCCCAGCAGAGTCGTCAGCTTGGGATCGCCGGTCGGACTCAAGGTCTTGTAGAGAGCCTCGCGCGTTACGCCCGCGCCCCGAGCGACCTCGGCCATACCCCGCGCTCTCGCGATGACGCCAAGGGCGTTGGCGATGTATCCGGCGTCGCCCGACTCCAGAGCGTCAGTCAGGAGTTCGGCCTGCGCCTCGGCAGAGTCAATGTAGCGTGCCGCATCGAAGGGAACTGTCTTCGTAGCCATCTTCAATCCTCCAGGTCGGCCGCTAAGGCTCTTGCCTTTCCGATGTCGCGAGCTTGCGTACGCTTGTCGCCACCGCACAAGAGAACAATCAGGATCTTGCCTCGTTGCACGAAGTACACGCGATAGCCGGGCCCGTAGTCGACTCGCAACTCGGAGATACCTTCGCCGACTGGCTTGACGTCTCCGAAAAGACCCGACTGCAATCGCACGATGCGCTGTGCAATGCGGGCAGCCGCACGCTGGTCGGCGAGCCCCTCCAGCCAACGGCTGAACACAACAGTCTGCCGCACCTCAAGCACATGTAACCTGTAGGTTACAAACCTCGGACCGTCAACTGCAGATTACGAGCGCAACGGTTCGCCGCATGGCGGCCCAACCATAGGAATCAAGAAGTGACCCGCCCTGGCCGCGGCCGGCCTCCACACGTGCCGACCGACGAAACCCGCAACCTGGTCGAATCCCTGTCCGGCTTCGGCATCCCTCAGGACGAGATCGCCCGCCTGGTCGGCATCGACCCGAAGACGCTACGGTTCCACTACGCCGACCAGATCGAACTGGGAGGCATCAAGGCTACGGCCAAGGTGGCGCAGAACCTGTTCACGATGGCTTGCAAGCCGACTCGAGAGGGCCTGTCGGCTGCGATCTTCTGGCTGAAGGTCCGGGCCGGATGGTCCGAGTACGCGCCACGGCGCATGGAAGAGCCCCTGGGCAAGAAGGAGGTGGCCGAGCGCGATGCGCTGACGGCGGGTGCCGACAGCGAGTGGGGCCGCCTGGTCAACTGAGATGCAGCCGTGGTCGCTTGCCGTACCGGACTGGCGTGAGCGCATCCGCACCGGCCAGTCGCTGCTCCCGGATATGCCGCTTCTCGACCGGGCGCGTGCCGACCGCGCCATTGCGATCTTCAACAAGCTTCGGCTGCCGGACGTTATTGGCACGCCGGCGCTGGCCGAGGCTGGCGCAGACTGGTTCCGCGAGATTGTAGGTGCCCTGCACGGCTCGTTCGATCCGGTCGCCCGGGAGCGGATGATCCGGGAGATCTTCCTGCTGGCGCCGAAGAAGAGTTCCAAGACGTCGTACGCGGCGGCTCTGATGGTGACGACGCTGCTGATGAACGAGCGGCCGCGAGCCGAGTTTCTTCTGGTGGCACCAACGGTGTCGCTGGCGCACATCGCCTTTAGCCAGGCACTGGGCATGGTCGACAAGGATCCGGACGGGTTTCTGCGCAAGCGCCTGCACGTGCAGGAGCATCTGCGCAAGATCACGGATCGGCGGACCAAGGCGACGCTGGAGATCAAGGCCTTCGACACCACGGTGCTGACCGGGGTGAAGCCGACCGGTGTGCTGCTGGACGAGCTGCACGAGATCGCCAAGGTAGCGGCGGCCGAGCGCATCATCGGCCAGCTGCGGGGCGGGCTGCTGCCCAACCCCGAGGGCTTCCTGGTGTTCATCACGACGCAGTCGGACGAACCACCGCGAGGGGCGTTTCGGGCCGAGCTATCGGTGGCGCGTGCCATTCGGGACGGTAAAGCTCAGGGAGCAATGCTGCCGGTGCTGTACGAGTTCCCCGAGGACATTGCCAACGATCCGGCCGATCCGCCGGCGTGGCAGGATCCCAGTAAGTGGTGGATGGTCACGCCGAACCGGGACCGCTCGGTCACGATCAAGCGGCTGGAGGACGACTGGGCGCAGGCCAAGGCGAAAGGCCAGGGCGAGATCATCCGCTGGGCGTCGCAGCACCTGAACATCGAGATCGGGCTCGCGCTGCGGTCGGATCGCTGGGTCGGCGCTGATCTCTGGCAGAGGGCGGCCGACAGGACGCTCACCCTCGACGCCTTAGTTGAGCGGAGCGAAGTAGTGGTGATCGGGATCGACGGCGGCGGGCTGGACGATCTGCTGGGCCTGGCGGTGCTGGGACGAGACAGGGTCACCCGACACTGGCTGTTGTGGTCGCGGGCGTGGGCCCACGGTTCGGTGCTGGAACGGCGCAAGAGCGAGGCCTCGGTGCTGCGCGACTTCGAAGCTCCCGGCGAACTGCGGATCGTTAAAAGCCTCGGCGACGACATCGCCGAGATCGCGGCCCTGTCCGCGCAGATCGACGAGAGCGGCAAGCTGGCCTCGGTCGGCCTCGATCCATTCGGCGTCGGCGCCATCGTGGACGCCTTGGCCGAGGTGGGGATCGCCGGCAACGACCGGGTGATTGGCATCACGCAGGGCTGGAAGCTCACCGGTGCGATCAAGACGGCAGAGCGCAAGCTGGCCGACGGCACGTTGATCCATGGCGGAACGGGACTGATGGCCTGGGCGGTGGGCAATGCGAAGGTCGAGCCCAAGGGCAATGCCATCGTCATCACGAAGCAGGCGTCGGGTACGGCCAAGATCGATCCGCTGATGGCGGCGTTCAATGCGGTAGCGCTGATGGCGATGAACCCGCAGGCCGCCGGTCAGTCTTATCTGCGATCGCGTGAGCTACTTGTCCTGTAGTGACATTCGCGAGGCCCGTTTATTGCGCCGCGGCTCCGGCCGATGGTGCGTCGAATACCCTGAATATCGCCGTCGCGGTCAGCAGCAGCTTGTCCCCGGCGCTGGCCTCGGCGTCGAGGAAGGCCATGGTGCGCGTGAGCTTGCGCAGTCGCGCCCTCCCGGTAACCCATCCGCCGGCCGGTGCGCCGGCCACGAACTGAACATTCAGGGCCACCGTGGCGCAGAGGCGTCCGGTCTGGACGACCACGGCATGGCCCAGGAACGTGTCCACGAAAGTCGTTATGGCTGCGCCGTGCAGTACGCCGTTCGGATTGCCATGGCGTGCGTCGCTTTGGAAGCCGTAGACGAACTCGCCCGAAGGTTCTTTGGCCCAGTAGTAGGGGCCGTTGTGGGCGATGAAGCCGCCGTTTTCGGCAAATGGCGTGAACTCAATATCGGTCGGCTTGTCGCTCGGCATGGATGCTCCCTGTGGCGGGAGCAAGATCGCCCAGTTGGTCACAGCGTTCAATGCGATGAGCCGACCCTATGTCTGGTCGAGCAATAGTCTCGCGCCCCTATAGGAAGCCATGATGAAGTTGCTTGCTGCCGCCGTGCGCACGATCGCAGGGGTGATGCCTGGTCTCATCCGCGATCTGGCGGGCCTCTGCGGTGTCGGCCTGGTTTCCTATGGGGCGTGGATGATCTACCCGCCCGCTGGTTTCATCGTCGCGGGCATTCTGCTGATTGTCGGCACCCTGATGATCGCGCTCGGTAAGCGCGCGGCGGACTGATGGCAGGATTGTTCGGCTCCCTGGCGTCTGGTCTTCGGCGTCGGGAGACCAAGGCGGCCGACATATCCGGCCTGACCTGGTCGGCGCTGTTCGGCCAGCAGAACTCGCGCGCCGGCGTGTCGGTCAACGTCGACAGTGCGCTGAAGGTATCGACGGTGTTCGCCTGCCTGCGTGTGCTGGCCGACGGCATCGCCCAGGTACCGCTAAAAGTTTACCGCGAGAAGCCGGACGGTTCGAAGGAGCTGGCGAAGGACCATCCGGCCTACCGGCTGCTATCGCGCCGGCCGAACGAGTGGATGACCTCGTTCGAGTTCCGGCAGGTCATGATGTTCCATGCCGTTCTGCTCGGGAACGGCTGCGCCTATATCGGCCGGATCCGTGGCGCCCCGCGGGAGCTGATCCCGTTGGTGCCGGGCAGCTTCACGATCGATCAGGCGGCTGACTACACGCTCACCTACCGGGTGACCGATCTTGCTGGCCGCGCCACGGTGCTGCCTCGGGAGGACGTGTTCCACCTGCGAGGCCCGAGCTGGACCGGCACGGCCGGCCTGGACGCGCTGCAGGTGGCGCGTGAGGCGGTGGGGCTCGCGATCGCGACTGAGCAGACGCATGCGGCGCTCCACGCGAACGGCACCCAGCCTGGCGGCGTGCTGTCGGTGAAGGGCTCGCTCGACGACGCGGCACGTGCCCGGTTGAAGGAGGCGTGGGCGCAGTACCAGGGCGGTCTGCAGAACCGGTTCAAGACGGCGGTCCTCGACATGGACAGCACCTGGACCCCGCTCGCCATGAAGGGCGTCGATTCGGAGCACCTCGACACGCGGCGCTTCCAGATCGAGGAGATCTGCCGGGACCTGAAGGTATTCCCGCAGATGGTGGGCTACGCCGACAAGACGGCGACCTTCGCCTCGGCGGAGGCGTTCTTCCTCGCACACGTGATCCATACGCTGGCGCCGTGGATCGAGAACTGGGAGCAATCGCTGGCCCGCGACCTGTTTCCGGACGAGGACGACATCGTCGCCAAGTTCTCCCTGCAGGGTCTCTTGCGCGGCGACAACACGGCGCGTGCCAACTTCTACGCCAGCGGCATCACGAACGGCTGGCTTACCCGTAACGAAGCCCGCCGCTTCGAGGACCTGAACCCGATCGACGGACTGGAGGAGCCATTGCTGCCGTTGAACATGGCAACACAGGCAGAGCGGTCGGCACTGCAGCC